CGGTTTTAATGTTAGAAGTATTATTGGTGGGTTTATTGATGAGAATGTTGCATCTTTAGAAGAGAAAATTATGGAGTTCAAACTAGCATTAGAAGACTTCAAACAAAATTGGCAGAAGAAGTTATTGATGGAATGGGTAAAGATTGTGAAGAAGTTCTTTGATGCAATCGGTCTAGGAAAAATCTTTGAATTCTTAACATTTACATTTTGTGATTTACTCAATCTAATAGGATTCCCTTTTGCAATCAACATAAGTAATGCGACTTTACCAAAACCTATTCATCCAGAAACAATCAAAGATGCTAGTCTTTTAGCATTGACTGGTGGATTGTTAAAATCAAATGGGTCGCAGACTACGTTTACACCAGAAGGCACAGGTGGAAACAAATACGTTTTAGTTGATGGTCAGAGAACATCAAACTTTACTGAAAATGAAGATGGATCTATCACACTTGATAGTCCTGCTGGAGAAGGCAAGACTGTATACGCAGTAGCAACTAATAAGGAATTTGCATCTTCAGGACAAACAGAATTTAGTATACCTAGTGATGTAAGTGTAAACGATCTCTCAGTATATGTGAGTGGCAAGATAGTTGAACCAGAAGATTACTCAATAAATGCACTTTTGAGACTGGTGATTTTCGACACAGCACCAAATAGAGGATTAATTTCAATCGTATCAACATAATCACTAAAGGAAATGTATAAATAGTTAGATGACCGAGTATCTAAAACCAAATGCCAAAGTTAATGCAGTAAAAGAATCATATTCTGATCTTGATGCTCTTTTTGTTGCTCACCCAATTACTGGTGATATAATGACTAAAAAAGATACAGATGCAATTAAAAGATCGGTCCGTAACATAGTCTTAACAAATAAATTTGAAAGACCTTTTAAACCAAACTTTGGTGCCTCTCTTAGAGATCAACTATTTGAGTTGCGTACTGAGAGATCAAAAGAAAAATTTGCTAAAAGATTAGCAGAAATGATTGAGTTGTACGAACCAAGAGTCTACAACGTTAAAATTGGATTGAATGATGAAGATACTAATGAGATGAATGTTAGAATTTTTTATACAATCAGAAATGCATCAAGAGCACAAAACATAGAATTAACCGTAAGTAGGGTAAGGTAATGGCAGTAAAGAGTTCACAAATTAATACAACAGATCAAGATTTTGATGATATCGTAAGTAATATTAAATCATATTTAAAAGGACAAGAGTTATTCAAAGACTATAACTTCGAAGGTTCGACCATGTCAGTTCTTATTGACATGTTAGCATATGCATCTCACATCGGTGCAATCAATACAAACATAGCAGCTTCAGAAATGTTCTTAGATTCAGCACAACTGAGAAAGAACGTTGTATCACGTGCTAAAGATTTAGGTTTTGTACCTGCATCTGAGAAGGCATCAGCTGCTTATGTCAATATGCAAATGGATAATGTTGTTAACGCAGATGGTACAATCCCTACACCAAGCGATATGACATTATCAAGAGGTCAACAATTCACAACTATCTATGACAATGTAGCATACAATTTTGTTTGCACATCATCAATCACTCCTACAAGATCAAATAAAAGTTTCAATTGGAATAATATAGAACTTGTTCAAGGTCAATACGTAACAGATCAATTTGTTTTTGATTCACAAATTAAAAACTCAAAGTTTGTTTTATCAAATGAAAGAGTTGATAAAAGTAAATTAGTAGTCACTGTTATTTCAAACGGTGTTGAAGAAACGTATGTAGATGCTAAAAGTATTTCTACGATATCTTCATCATCTAAAGTTTTTTATACACAAGAAAACGAAGAAGGATTTGTAGAGTTTTATTTTGGTGATGGTGTTCTTGGTAATCAACTATTAGATGGTGATATCATCAATGCAGTTTATGTAGTAGTTGATTTAGAACATGCTGAGGGTGCCAAAAGATTTACACTTACACAACCAATCAATGGTTTTATAAGTGCTACTGTTACAACTGTAACTGAAGCAACAGGTGGTGCTGAAAAAGAATCAATAGATTCTATTAAATTTAAAGCAACAAAATTCTACACATCACAAAACAGATTGGTCACATTGAACGACTATAAAGCAAAAGTAAGTGAATACTATCCAAACGCCGATGCAGTTGCAGTTTGGGGTGGTGAAGATAACGATCCACCTGATTATGGTAAAGTCTTCTTGTCACTTAAACCACAAAACTCAGATTATTTGTCTGAGTTTGAAAAAGCAGATGTTATCAAAAAACTAAATGCATTAAACATGGTTACAGTTAAACCAGTAATTGTTGATGCAGACATTGTTAAGATTCTGGTAACAACTGTATTTAAATACGATTCACGTGCTACTCAACTCTCAATTGGAGAAATGAAATCAGTAGTTAGAGCTGCTATCGTAAATTTCGACAATACAAATTTAAGTAACTTTGATTCAATCTTTAGACATTCAAAATTAGTCAAAGCAATTGATGAATCAGAGGGATCGATTCTATCTAACTCAACAAACATTAGATTGAGAAAATCTCAAAAGGTAGAATTAAACAAACAAAAAGGATTAGAAATCAAATTTGGAAATGGTTTCTACCATCCTCATGACGGACACAATAAAGCAGGTGGTGGTATTTTAGTATCATCTGGTTTCAAAGTACAAGGCGATTCAGTCAACGATCATTTCTTTGATGATGACGGATCAGGTAAGATCAGAAGATATGTTTTAGCTTCTGGTGTTAGAACTATAAAAGATTACGAGGCAGGTACCATAGATTATGGTACAGGAAAGATTACGATTGATGCCATCACTATCACTGGTACAACCAATAGTGATACCTCAATCGACTTCACAGTTCTACCTTCTAGCAACGATGTTGTTGCAGTTAGAGGTTCTCTAATTGATATCAGTGTCGATGATATAAACGTAGACGGCGAAGTAGACACCATCGCAAGTGGTGAGAGTAGTGCTGGTGTAGGATACACTTCTACATCCAACACAAATTATTAATATGCATAAAGTGGTCACGGAATTTACCGTGAGTAGTTTCCCATTCAATTGGATTATAGGAGGAAAAGAGAATGGCAGATAAAAAAATAACAGCGCTTAGTTTAATAGGTGAAGCACAAATTAACGAAGGTGATTTACTTCACATCGTTGACGATCCTTCAGGAACACCTATAAACAAGAACATGACCTTAAAAAGGTTATTCAATAATGTTCCATCATTTTTAGCATTTAACGATGTTGAAACATTGGATGAATCTTCAACAGAGATTGAAGCATCAGAAGCAGTATCAATTGTTGACTTCACTGGTTACGGTGGTGGTACAGCAGTTTCTATGACTTTAGATGCTCCTTCACATGAAGGTCAACTTAAAATTATTGTCAGAAAAGATGACAACGTTGCTCAAGACTTAAACGTTAACGCAACAGGTTGGAATACTGGTACAACTACTGATTCAGTTTCATTAGAATCTGATACTTCAGTTGTTTTAATTGGTATTGGTTCGTTATGGTACCATCTAGCATCTGGCGGTAGAGGCACAGTAACAGTTAGCTAATTATGTCTCATCAAAATCACGTCTATGACAGACTATCAACGAGGTTACCATCTCTCTTACCAGATCATTTAAGAGAAGATGCACCTGTATTTGAAAGTTTTTTAGAGGCGTATTTTGAGTACTTAGAGTCCGAAATTCTAGTGCTTGATAGTATTCAAGCACTAGACGGCATTCGATTAGAGGACGGCACTCAGAAAGAAAGGGGTGCCATCCTTTTTGAAAAGAATACTTTTGCAGGCAATCCAGAAGCAGACTCATCAAAGATACTTCTCAACGCCTCATCATTGTCTGATATTCAATCAGACCCTTTTACTAAAGATGAATACATTTATGGTCAATCTAGTGGTTCAATCGCTAAGATTAGAGTTATAAATGATAAAACATTTTTAGTTGATACAATATCAGGAAATGGTTTCACAGTAGGTGAAACTATTGTTGGTAGATCAGGCAATCAAACAGGTGTTGTTAAAACATACAAAGAAAATAGTATTGTCGCATCAAATAGATTACTAGACTATTCTGATATTGATAGAACATTAGAAACATTTTTAAAATACTTTCAAAAAGATTTTATACCGTCTCTTAATCTGAGAGACACACAAAATCCTAGACTTACATTAAAGAACATAGGTACTTTATACAAAGAGAAAGGTACTGAAAAGTCCATACAATTCTTAATGAGAATTCTATATGGTGAATCTTCTTCTGTTAGATATCCTATAGAAGAAACATTCTTTGCTTCAGAGTCAGAGTACGAAGAAGAAAGACAATGTAATGTCATCATGTCAGTTGGCCAAGTGCCAAAAGAGACTGACAAAATATTACAATACAGCGATGATGATGCAACTTTAGTAGTTGCTGAAGCAATCGTTGAAAAGGTTGGTATTATATCTGAAATAGACAGACAGTATCAACTTACAATTTCCAGAACACACAGAGGCACATTTCAACCAAACAAACAAGTTAAACTTGTAGATAGAGATGGTGTCACAATTTATACAGGTACTTTAACAGGTATCATATCTCAAGTCAAAAAAGATGACTCAGGCACTTATTTTCAATTAGAAGACAATTCAGGTAGTTTAAGATACGAATCAGGAAATGCCTCTTCTGGTTATACAGAAAGTAACCCAAATACCGAATCAGAGATGGGCGGTGGGTTATTATTTGAACGTGCAAGAGTTGGATCAATGTATGATCTAAACGATCAAATTAGATTCACAGGTTCAAAAGTAGATGCTAGTGAAATAGATGCAGTAGCAACTGTATCAGAATTGACTAGAGGTCCAATAGAACACATATACATTGAAAATGCAGGTACAGGTTATTCAGCAAACGATATTATTGTATTTGAAGAAGCAGGTACAGAGGGTGCTGGTGCAGAAGCGATAATAGCTGCTACTGGTGACGAACTTATTTTAGAAAACGCTACAGCATTTGATCAGTACGAATTTACTGCAACTGCTGGTCAAACTACATTTGGTGGTTTAGGTGCAAGAGATTTAAATAATAAACCTATCGCACTGAATGGTCTACAAGTTAAAGTGTTTGTAGATGGTATAGAACAGAGCAGACAAAACTATACAATTTTTTTAGATAGAGTGGTATTTGACACATCACCAACACCTGCTGGTGGTGAAAGAGTTGAATTAATATCAGAGTTTACTAGAGTTACTTTAGAACAAACAACAACTGGCGTCAATGGTTCAGTTGTCATGATCGAAGATGGTAATAATCCAGATAATGATCAGAGAATTAGAAGAATAGCAATTACTTCAGGTGGTACAGGATATCAAACACTACCTAGAGTATTTCCAGGTGGTTACATTTATGTAGATAACTACGATAGTTTTACAGTTGGTGAAACTGTAACCAATCAGGCTGCTACTGCAAACGGTGTTATATCACGTATTGATTCAAAGAACAAAAGACTTGTAATTAAAAAGACTGAATCTAATATAGGTCACTTTGTAACTTCAGATATCATAACAGGTTCTTCTTCTGGTACAGAAGGCACAATTAAACAATCAACAGTCACAGCAGGTGAAGGTGCAAGTCTATTTGCTTGGTCATCTAAGGTCGGTGGTGTTGGCAAGATCAGAATCACATCACAAGGTTATAACTTTGATGAACATGCAGTTTTAGGCGGTGATTCATATTACAATATGTTGATTGGTAATCCAACTGCTGTAGCTGATTTAACAAAAGGTGTAACGTTTACTGGCAGAAAATCTGGTGCAACAGGTGAGGTAATATCATTTGATGAACAAAGAAATTTACTTAAGTTTACAAATGTAAGTGGTACATTTGCTGAAAACGAATTTATTGATTATGCAAACGGACAATACTTTGAAGTATTGAGATATGACCCATACGAAGCAAGAGGTGAATATGCTGGTGAAGGTGTAATAAACGATAACTTCTTCGGCAATAAAGGTTATGTATCTAGCGATACAACTAACATACACGATGGTCTATTCTATCAATCACATTCATATGTGATTAAAGTTGGTGAATCAATCAATGCGTATAGATCGGCAGTTAAAGATTTAGTCCATCCATCTGGCCACATTTTCTTTGGTGAAGTTGCACTTGATAGATACATCGTACAAGACGATAGAGACGGAAGATTTACAGTCGATCCTAAAAACACACTTGGTATTCAGAATACAACATTCGTACCAACTATACTACTTACAACTTATGCTTCAGAACATTTATTATTAGAAGATGCAGATCCAGATGATGCAACACTAGGTTACTTAGATACAGGTCAAGACCCTAATCTTATCAATGTAAAACAAAGAAAGTTCAAAATATTAACAGAAGATGGTTACTATATTGAAAATGAACAGGCATTCGAGGCTAAAGCATCTACTAAGAAAGAAACATTAGTATTATTCCATACTACAGCATCTGAGTTAGAAGATTTAGCAATGCAAATCAACTTAGATGAAGCAGGCATACCTACAACAGGTACAGACCCAAGAACAGACGGCGCAATCACAGAACCATTAACTGAGTATGGAGATTCGTCACATAGAAACAGACATTTAAATATAAACTCAGTAAGAACATTAATTAGTGCTGTACTTAAGTCTAAACTTAGATCGAGGTACAGTGGTATTTCAGCAATTGATCCTGTATCACAGAAACAATATCAAAATATATCACATGATCCAGTTGCAGAAGAAATAACAATATCAAATCAAAGATCACCAAGATTAGATGGCGTAGTATCAGTATTGAACTTATACAACACTGATAGAGACTATCTGATTATGACTAAAGAAGATGCAGTGTCACCAATTGGTGCTAGACCTTCAGATCAAGGTACAGTGTTCCAATTTGCAGAGTTCTTAGATGAAAGAATAGCATTAGAAGACGGCAATCTCTTTAGAAGTGAAGAACCAAGAAACTATCTAAACCATGAACCACAAAACAGAGATGAGGTTGGTCCAAGAATCGTATTTGAAGATCATGCAAAGATTTACGAATTAAGTGACCCTAATGATCCTGATTCATACAACCCAGCAACAAGTGGTTATGAAGACATAAGTGGTTTAGTAGTTGAATTAGAAGATGAAACTGTACCAGAAATGCCAGAGTATTTCGTAACTGAAAGATCGGCAGAAATGTACGAACCATACTTCTATATGGAAAATGGTGATAGAATGATTTTTGAAGATGGCAATCCAATAACAGACGAAAGATTAGGTTCAGGTAGTAACTTACATAGTTTTGCTCCTATAGGGTCTACATTTAGATCACTAAATAAGATTGCGTATCAACAAACTTATAAGATAGCATATCATATCCACCAAGAATCTGGCAACGCATCAAATATTGTAAACAATATCAATACAGAACCAGACTTTGGTGATAGAATACTTTTAGAAAGTGGCGGAGGTTTCATGTTGGATGAAACTAGCGAGAGTGAAGGACTAAGAATTAGTCAGTTAGATAACCTATTAGGGTTAATGTATATAGCAGAATTACCTCTATATGCGAACAGACGAACTAATATAGCTCATTCTACCTATGTTTCTTCATCAAAAGTTACCAATTCAACCCTAGCAGCATTATAAATAGTTTATAAATAACCGAGGAGTTACAAAAAAATGGCAGCAATAATTTTAGAGAATTTTAGAACGCACAATGCAAAAGAATTTGTTGCAGATTTCAGCGATTCTAAAAATTACATATTCATTGGTAGATCACACGCATGGGTAGATGCTGATGATTCATCAATTGACGATAATAACCCACCAAGTCCAAACAATTCAGTAGAGGAAATATTAGGAGCACAATCAAATATGATTGCTCTTAAACAAGTTTCTTCAGGTGATGTATCACACGGACTTGTAAGATATGACTGGACATCAGGTACAGTATATGACGAGTATAGAGACGATTACGGTGTAGGTACAGCAGTACCTTCAAGTTCAGACGGTTCAATAGTGAACTGGTTTGATGGTAAGGGTTATATAATTACAGACGAATATAAAGTCTATAAGTGTTTAAAAACACCTTATAGCGGTGTAAATCCCGTTAATTCAACAGACCAACCAACTTCAGTTAGTACCACTGATCCTGAAACTACCTCAGACGGATATATGTGGAAATTTATGTATCAAATTACTGCCTCAGATGTTATTAAATTTGTAACTAACGATTTTATTCCTGTAAAGACTCTCGGTGCTAAATCAGGAATTGCTGGTATCGGTACAAACGGTGGATTCGGTTCATCAGCAACCGATGACGGTTCTGCTCAATGGGATGTAGAAAACGATGCGGTTGACGGTGCAGTGTTTAGATATATTGTTAAATCTGCTGGTTCAGGTTATACTGCGACAAGTGGAGGTTCAAGTACATTCACATGTGACATTCCAGTCCAAGGTGACGGTTCAGGTGCTGTTGTAACATTATCATTTGACTCAGGTGAATTAGTAGATGCATATTTTAAAGATTCATCATCATACGGTTCAGGTTACAGACGTGCATCATTAGATACTATCGATGCAAACATCGTAGATGACTCAGCTGCTACACCTATAGCATCAGGTTCAGGTGCAGAAGTTCACGTTGTAATGTCACCAATTGGTGGTCATGGTGCAAATCCAGTTGACGAACTAGGCGGTAACTTCGTAGTAGTAAACTCAAGATTAGAGTTTGGCGAAGGCTCAGGTGATTTCCCAACAGACAACGATTTTAGACAAATTGGTCTAATTAAAAATCCTTTACAAGACTCAGACGGTGCTATTTCAACACTATCAACAATGACTGTAACAAATAGAATTACAGTTGGTAGTGCTTCAGGTATATCAGTAGATGATATTATAACAGATAGTACAACAAACAACGCATCAACAGCAGTTGGTAGAGTTGTATCTAAGTCAGGTAATATTATAAGTTATCAACCGATAGCAAATGGCGGTGGTGAGTTTATATTGTTCCAAAACAATGATGATATTTACATCAATGCTTCTGGTTCAATTGTAACTTCAGTGAATGCCGCTGGTGTAGATGCAGATCATCCAGAGATGAGAAGATTTACTGGTGATATTCTCTATGTTGAGAATAGAGGTCCTGTGTCAAGGGCAGCCGATCAGATTGAAGATATCAAACTGATCATTGAAATGTAATTAGTTGTTTTAAACAACATTAAATAAAATTTAAAACTATGTCAGAGAAAACGGATCTAAATATTACACCATATTACGATGATTACGATGCAGACAAGAAATTTCATAAAGTTCTGTATCGTGCTGGTCGACCAATTCAAGCGAGAGAGTTAACTCAAACTCAATCTATTCTACAAGATCAGGTAGAGAAATTTGGTGATCATTTCTTTAAAGAAGGTTCTATTGTTTCAGGTGCTCAGTCAAACATTGACATGGACATCTATTTTGTCAAAGTACAAAATTCAAATCCAAATGCAAACGGCGATCTAAACGTAGAATCTTATAGAACTAGTTTTCACGGCAAACTCATTCAAGGTTTAACAACAGGTGTAGTAGCAAAAGTTATTTCATCAACTGCTGAAACTGAAGATGATTCTATAACACTATTTGTAAAAGCATTATCACAAGGTACAGACAGCGATGGTTCTTTTATATTCAAAGGTTCAGAAGAAATAAGAGAAGTAGAATTCTCAGCTGACGGTTTTGGATCAACTTCTGCTGTAGCAACAAACAACAACTACTTTAAAACATTATCACAATCATCAACACCAACTGGTCGTGCTTCAATTGCAGAAATTTCAGAAGGTGTAGTTTTTACAAGAGGTTTCTTTGTAAAGGTAGACAAACAACTTATCGTATTAGAAAAATATGCAGGTAATCCTTCATATAGAGTTGGTCTTTCTATCAATGAAACTATCATATCATCAACAGAAGATAATAGTCTCTTAGACAATGCACAAGGCTCATCAAACGATAATGCGCCTGGTGCCGATAGATTAAAATTTGATCTTACATTATCTAAAGTAGCACTAACAGATACTACAAGTGTTAACTTCATTGAATTAGCAAGAGTTAACAATGGTATCATTGAACTATCAATCAATAGACCAATCTATTCTGAAATAGAAAATACTATGGCACGAAGAACCTTTGATGCCAATGGCGATTTTGTTGTAAGACCATTTACTAGTAATTTCAGAGAACATTTAAAAACTTCAGATAACAAAGGGTTTTATCCAATAGCAGAAGGCGGACAAGAAGAGAAGTTTATCATGCAGATATCTGCTGGTAAAGCTTATGTTAGAGGATACGAAATTGAAAAAGCAGGTACATCAAACCTAACAATTAATAAAGCAAGAACAACAGCAGAACTATCTAACGCATCAACACCAGTTAGAATAGGTAATAAATTAAAAATCAACAACATTTATGGAATGCCAGAAATTGGTGATTCAGCTTCAACAAATGCTTTCGAACCAATCAAACTTTACAGTCTACCTAAATCTTCTGCATCAGCATTAAGTGGTAGTGCAGAGAATATTGGTTTTGCAAGAGTTAGACATTTTGATGAGTCAGCTACAGATGAATATCAATTATATCTATTTGATATTAAAATGTTTACTAAAGTTGGAGTTACAACAGCAACCTCAACATTATATGCTAACGGTGATAAACTAACAGACGATATTACAGGCGCAACAGGTATTGTTGCATATGTCGATAGTAATAACATTTATCTACATGATGTAGTAGGACAATTTGTATCAGGTAATAATGTATCAGTTAGAGGTAAGGGAACTGCATCAGCAGTAGCATCAACTAGTGTTCAGGTCTTTAATGTAAGTCAATCTCACTCAGTCGGTCAAGTTTCACCTGCTAGCGTAGGACTAGACTTTAGTGCCGATGTAGTATTAGATGATATATCAGTAATATCTGGTTTAGGTACATTTAATGGCTCAACAAATGAATTACAAGGTGTTGGTTCACAGTTTACTAAAGAAGTAAAAGTTGGTGATCATATCGTTGTTAATGGTACAGAACATAGAGTTTCAGTTGTTACTAACGATACATCGTTAAATGTAGTTACAACAGCTGGTGGTGCAGTGACACCTTCAGCGGCAACACAAGTAGCAGTTATCAGAAAAAGAGCAAAACTTGCAGACCAAGATCAGACATCAAATATATTTGCATGGCCTAGAGATTACGTTTCAGATGTAACACCAACAGGAACAGTAGAAGTCAGAAAACAAGGACTGTTCTCAATGTCAAATGGTACAATCACTTTGACAAAAGAGTCAGACGAAACATTCTCAGACTTTGGTGATGACAAATATCAATTTACTAAATTATCACTAAACGGAACTGGTGATGTCGTAGCATTAGGTGACGTGTTAGTCGCAGACGATGTAACTTTTGGTACACCAGGTACTTCATTAGATGTTACATTCAGTGATTCAGGATCAGGTGCTCAAATATTAGCAACTTATACTGTTAAGAGAACAGCACCTGCTGTAAAGTCAAAAGCTTTAGAAAAATTCAGATCAGTTTCATTTAGATCATCTAATAGTGATAAACCTTTCTATGGTCTTGCATACGATCACAAAGAATTGAATCTATGTGTACCAGATGTCTATAAAATACATGCAGTTTTAGAGGCAGTTCCAGGCACAACTTCAGGTTCAAATAGTCAGGCAACACCACCAAACGCAACTGTAACAATAAGTTCAGGTTCTTTTGCATTAAAAGAAGAGATTGTAGGTCAATCATCAACAGCAAGAGCATTATTGATCAATTGGGGTGGTGATACAAACACATCATACTTTGTATACTTAAATGATATACCTTTCATTGACGGTGAGACAATTGTTGGCCAAACAAGTTCAGGTATCGCTGTACTATCAAACTTAAGTGCAGGTTCACCAAACATTAAGAACAACTATTTCTTAGACAATGGCCAAAGAGATGGTTATTATGACTTCTCAAAACTAGTTTTAAAACAAGGTAGATCAGCACCTAACAATCCTGTGACTGTTATCTTTGACATGTTTAGTAGAGGTGGTACAGGAGATTACTACTCAGTAAATTCTTATAACAGTGCTGATGTTGAGTACAAAGATATACCAAATTACTCACCAAATAAAGTAGACTTAGGTGGTTTTGAACCAGACGGTAAGTTCGAATTATCAGATGCAGTAGACTTTAGACCATCAACAGACTTTTTACCTGGCACTAATTTCCAAGATGATGATACAAATGCTTATGATCAGAACGATCCATTAAACTTATCAGATAATACAAAAGTAACAGCTGCACCATTTGTATACACATCAAGGGTGTTTAACGATGTCGACAATGGAACAATTTCATGTCCAATGCCTACATCTTCAGTGACAGCAGATATAGATTTCTATGTACCTAGAATTGATAAAGTATTCTTAACTAGAAATGGTAAGTTTGAAGTTTCTATTGGTTATCCTGATATTAGTCCTCAAAAACCAAATCAGTTAGATGATGCAATTGAAATGTTCGAATTGTTCATACCTGCTTACACATCAAACTTAAAAGAAATCAATTTAAAACAATTTGATCATCGTAGATATACGATGAAAGATATTGGTAGAATAAACCAAAGACTTACAAACATTGAAAGAATTACAGCACTATCTTTATTAGAAAAAGATACACAATCAAAACAAATTTTAGATGCAGACGGATTTGACAGATATAAATCAGGCTTCTTAGTAGATAACTTTAGAGGTCATAAGATTGGTGATGTTTCACATCCAGACTATGAATGTGCTATCGATACAAAACTAGGTCAATTAAGACCTAAACACCATACTCAGTTCTTTGATATCATTGCTAACTCAGCATTGTCACGTAACTATAAGAAGTCTGGTGATATTATCACATTACCATATACAGAAAGATCATTTGTTAATCAAAATAAGGCATCTAGGTCATTAAATGTTAACCCATACGCTGTGTTTGCATTTATTGGTCACGTTAAACTAAGTCCAGAGACAGACATCTGGCAAGACACAGAACAATTACCAGAAGTAAGAGTTAACAGAGAAGGCAACTTCGATGCAATATTAGCAGAGAACGAAAACGCATTAGGCACTGTTTGGAACGCATGGCAGACTACATGGGTAGGTGAACCTACAGTTGTAGAGACAGAGACATTATCAAGTGTTCCAGCAGCTTGGAACGGTGATCCTTCACAAGGTGGTGAATATACACCTAATACTACTGTTACAAGAAATGTAACAGAAACACCTGAGTCTCAGATCAGAACAGGTGTTAGAACATCGGTTGTAGAAGAGTTAGTTGAAACACGTAACGATAGAATTGTTAGTGTCACAATTGTACCATTCTGTAGACCAAGAGACATTGAAATAGATGCAGTTAACTTAAAACCAAACACAAACCATTACGTATTCTTTGATGGTATCGATGTAAACTCATATGTAAAACCATTCAGTACACTGTACAGTAAAGATGGTGGTACATCATACGATCAAATAGTAAAAACAGATGGTAACGGTAGATTAAGAGCAACATTCAGTTTACCTAACGATAGATTCCAGAGATTCCCAACTGGTGCTAGAGAAATGGTTATTACATCAAGTTCAAATAACCTTTCTAACCCAGCATCACGAGGTAATGCAATCTATCAAGCACAAGGTTTATTACAAGCTTCACAAACTGAAATTGTATCAACAAGGAATGGTAGAGTAGTTATTGAAAGGCTATCTGCTGAGAGACAAATAGTAAGAAGAGGTGAGTTATTAAACGTAACACCTGGTACAGGTACACCACCTGAGCCAAGTCCAGAACCACCTGCAACTCCAGCACCTACACCTACACCAGAACCTACTGAGGCACCTATACCGAGTCCAACACCGACTCCAGAGCCTACACCAAGTCCTACACCGACACCTACGCCGACGCCAGCGCCGACAACAACTCCTGCGCCTACACCGTCGCCTACACCGACACCGACACCAACGCCGACACCAACAAGTACGCCGATACCGTCACCACCGCCTATTGATGACCCTAGAGATTTTTGGGACGTTGATCCTAGAATTCCTAGAATATTCGATGAGAGAGAATTGCGTGAGACAGAGTGGGTCGATCCATTAGCAGAATCATTCTTAGTAGATATGGATGGTGGCATGATGTTGTCTTCAGTTGATCTATTCTTTAGAACTAAAGACGATGCACTACCAGTGTCAGTACAAGTTAGAAACATGGTGAATGGTTATCCAGGTCAGTTAGTATTACCATTCTCAACAGTATCTAAGAATCCAAACGAAGTTAATATTTCAGAAGACGGTTCAAGTGCTACAACATTTACATTTGATTCGCCTGTATACCTAGAGAAAGGTAAAGAATACTGTTTCGTAGTTTTATCAAACTCAAACGAATACGAATGTTTCATATCCAGAATGGGCGAAAACGATTTAATTACTGGTGAAACAATTTCAGGACAACCATATGCTGGTTCATTGTTCTTATCACAAAACGCATCAACATGGACAGCAGAACAAACAGACGATCTCAAGTTCAATCTTAAGATTGCACAATTCGATACCTCAAAAGTTGCAGAAGTTGTGTTTGAAAACGATTTTATCGGAGATGTAAAACTACAAGAGAATCCAGTTCAAACATTTGCTGGTCAAAGTTATGTTAAGATATTAAACTACTCACACGGTATGTACGAAACAACTTCACACGTAACAATAGCAGGCGTGAAAGGCGATAAAGAAGATGGCGTAGTAGAGATTGGCACACCAAGTGCTATTAGTGCTGCCGTAACAGCACAGACATACGAGACTGGTGGAAGTAATGATGCTGTTGTAACAGGTGGTACAGGTACAGGTCTTAAAGTCAAAGTAGTTGTAGACGCTGGAGATTTAGATGCAGTAAACTCAATTAAGATTACTGATCCAGGTAGTGACTACGCAGTGAACGACACTATTACAGTCACAATCGACAGTCAAACATTTACAGTAAGTGTCACCAATGTTGAAAACACATTGGGTGGTATTCCAGTTGCAGCTATTAACGGTACACACGAGAGTCTACAAGATTATAGTATAGACTCATTTAATGTTCTACCTAGAACATCTGTAATGTCATCTTATGACTTAGAAGGCGGCACAAGTTTTGTTGCAACTCAAAGTGTAGATGGCGGTGGTAGTCAAGTTAGAAGTACAAGAAACATCTATTATGATGCAATTCATACAATGATACCTTCTATAACATTTAATAATACTCAAATATTCTCAAGTATTAATAGAACAGGTATGGGTTCACCAGAAGATTCAAACTTAGATACTGAATATGTAAGAAGAACTGCAAATGACTTTATTAAATTAAACGATAACGTTTACTTCAGTAGACCAAGTGTTGTTGCATCACCCCTCAACGAATTAGAGAGAATGGGTAACCAGAGATCATTTAGATTATTACTACAAATGAGATCATCAAATCCAAACGTATCACCTTACATTGATACAGGTACAATTGGTTGTCTAGGTATTATGAACAGAATTAATGATATTGATTCTGCTGCCGATCTATCAGATGGTGAAGTTTACGTACCATCAACAGAACCAGATGGCGATAACAACGCAATGGTATACACAACAAGATTGGTAAGTTTAAAGAATCCTGCTACATCATTGAAAGTTTTATCAGATAACTTTAGACCACCTAACTCAGACATTAAAGTTTTATACAAACTCATCAAAAACGATGAAGATACACCAGTAGATGATTTAGGATTTGAATTCTTTAACTCAACTGGTGGTCCTGACACAGCTATTGATCAAGACGCTAGAAACTTTAAAGAATACGAATACACAGCAGACAACTTACCTGAATTTACAGGTTTTGTAATTAAGATTGTAGGACAGGCTACAAACACATCTCAAGTACCAATAATTTCTGGTCTTAGATGTATAGCATTAGCATGATAAAGGTTGAAGGACATTCAAATCTAATTAGAGAAGAAAGATCACAAGCAATTATCAA